CCTTCTTAGGTGGTTTGTTTTGGTGGTGGACTGCGATTAGGGCACACCCTGTCCGCATCAGGCAGGGCTGAAGGATGTGACGCAGGAAGTGGCTGCAAAATTCCTGCTTGGACACATCCCCACCGGCGAACCCAAGCAAAGGGTCACACACCAGCAGGTCAGCAGAATGAGTCTTCACTAGGTCTTCAATCAGCTGGCCGAAGGCATCACCGGTCTTAACTGCTTCCCGGTAGATGAAGACATTTTCAAACAGCATCTGACGCTCAGCTGTGGTAAGGTGCATTGCGTTAAGCACATCCTGCCATTGCTCGCCCAAATCCCCGCCATCATTTTCACTTTGCAGCAGGACTATCCGCAGTGGCTTGACCGGCTTGATACCCCACAGGGGCTTCCCTAGCGACCAATTGACCAGCATAGAAGTCACTAGGCTGGACTTGCCGCACCCGGCTTGGCCTGAGAAAAGAAGGCTGCCACCCTTGCACAGCCACCGGTTACCAATCAGGTTATTTTCGTCATTGTGCCGGTCAAAGTTTAGCAGGTCTTCCAAGGCCATCCGTTGCGTGGTGGTCTGGCCTGAGTTGGCATCAAGCAGGGCTTTGGCTTGGGCTTGGAAGGAAGTGGCCAGCTCAGCCGGTTTGAAAGCCCCTGACAGTGCCTTGGCTGTAATGTCCCGGGCAATGTAGATGAGCTGCCGTGCTTGGTGCTTCTCAGCTAGGATGCTGATGGCTGGCCGGATGTTAGGGGATGGGCTGAACAGGGTTGATGTTAGCTCATTAATGTAGGCCACCCCACCGGCTTGGTCTAGGGATAGGGTGCTGCGTAGGTGGTTACCAAGGGTCAGCTCATCCGGGTTGATGCCTTCAGCAATCAGCTGCTGACAGGCTTGGTAGATGGTCTGGTGCTTGGGTTCAAAGAAGGTGGCTGGCTGAAGGTTCAGCTCAGCACAGGTTTTGAAGATGCCGGAAGTCTGGCCAGCATCCACAAGGATAGATGCAAGCACAGTCCGTTCCGCATCCAAGTCAGATGGCGGCAGCTGGCTTGGGGATTTATGTGTTGTCATAGCAATTTGCCCCATTGGTCGGCCATAGCTTCAGCAACGCCTTCAAAGGTCTTGCTGCTTTGCTTTGCGTTTTTACTGATGCCAATTGAGAAGCTTTGCCCTCTTTTCTTTCCACCGGTGTTGGATGGCAGATAGGGTCTGAATTCTGAAAGCACATTGGTTGGGATGAGCTGCGGAAGGTTTTTAAGCCAAAGCAAAGTCCGCTTTGAATAAGGATGGCCAAACTGATAAGGTTGAATGATTTGTTGGGGGGGGGGTAGGTTGAACACCTTAAGTGGTGTTGGGTTTTCAACGCAAATCCTAGGGCAGTTAGCGTTAAGCATAGCTTCAAAGAAAGCTTTGCCTTCATAGCCTTGCTGCAACCGGTCTTGGTTGATTTGACCTGCGGAATAAAGCCACCTTGCACCGGCCTTGGAAAGATAAGTGCAGGGAGGGTGGGCAATTATCAAATCCCAACCTTGGTTGATGATTTCTAAGGCATCACCTTGATAGTGATGGCCGGGCTTGTCGCTAGGCATAAGGTCACAGCTGACGGCATAGAAGCCTTTGGCTGCAAACGCATCCCTAACAGTGCCTGACAGCTCACAGGCTATCAGCACCCTTGCTTTGTGGGTTGTCATTGGGTCTTGGGTGGCTGGCAAGCTGCCCTTGGGGTGGCAGCAGGTCAACCTATTGTTTAAAATTCCGGGGCTTCAGTGGTGTCAACCTGTTGGGTGAACGGATGGAATTTGGTAACCTTGCAGATGGTCTTGGTAGTGCCGTCAGCAAAGGTAACATCTTCCTGCACCACAGTCACCTTAAGCCACTTGCCTTCCGCCTTGGCCAGAAAGGACTTCAGACCTTCAGCAGACCGGACAGGCAGACCAACCTTCTGGCCGGTGGCTGTGCTGACAAAGGCAGCTGCACGCTTCAAAGCACCATCAGTGCTGGCAAAGAATACATCATTAATCTTCTGGCTGTCCTTTGTGGTCATCAGCACCTTGATTTTGGCATCACCCTTCTGGGTGGTGGAAATGTCTTCATCACGGATGCGGCAGATTTTCACCACATAATCACCGGGATTGGTGATGGCTGTGAGCTTAGGCCGGTTGGGGTTTTGGTTGTTATAGGTCATAGTTATTGGTTGGTTTCGTTGGTGAAAGGTTTAACAGTCAGCTGCCCATCGTTAAGCAGCTGCTGAATAAGGATGGCAGTAGCAGGGTTATCAATGCGGACAAAGCCATTACCACTGTAAAGGTAAGTCTTCCCCTTTGTGATTATGCCAGCCGGGGCTTCCTCTTGGTGGCAGTGGAACAGATAGAAAGGGCTTTCACCTTCCTTCTTAGGTTGGAAGACTTCAGCCACCCAAACTTTTCTTAGGGTAGTCATCAGCTGAAAATGATGGCATCAGTTTCATCCTTGGACTTATAAGGTTCAATGATGTTGATTTGCTTGGGGTATAGCGGCCAGCTGTTGAAGGCAGTGCAAGCCTTGTAGCTTTCCAAGGCCTGAGTCACTTGCAGCATCCCTTCGTTAATCAGCTCACCACTGATTTCATAGATGCCTGTTGCGTAGGGCTTGGACTTTTCAACACAGACCATCCGGAAGCCCTTAGCCCGGATGCCAAAGACCTGCTTGAACAGAAGGCAATAGAAGGCGGCCTGAAACTGATAGCCCCACTTATAGACTGAGCTGCGGACTGTGTAAGGGCTAAGACGCTTCTCCATACTTTTCAGGTCATAAATCCATCCGTCTTCTGAAATCAAATCCACCTGACCCTTCAGGGCAATGTCGCTGTAAGTGCAGGTTAGGGACAGCTCTTGTGCCACCGGCTTGACTCCCCAATGCTTCAGCTCAGCGGACAGGGCAAGACCCATAGCCTTGGCCTGTTCCTGTTCATCTTGGTCAACAATGGTCTTACCCTTGGCCAGCTCATTAAAGTTATCCCACCAAGCCTTTGCCTCAAGGTGTTCCAGCTTGGGCTTCTTAGCGTTAAGCTGCTTCTCAGTGGGCTTCTTAGGTGCGTCTTCAGGGATGGTGATTAGCTCAGCGTTAAACCGGTCAGGTTCAAGGGTGGCCAGATGCACCAGCGTCCCCATCCGCAGGGCTGCCGTTTCCTTCCGGGGACTATCAAGGTAGTCCCTGAAGTGACCGGCACTGACCAAGAGAAGCTTGGCAGCAGATTGGTTCAGGTTGGTGCAAGCGTCATAGTCAGCCCTTGTCCAAGTGGAAGTGGGCAGGGCATCAATCATCTGTTTAGTTATCATTGGGTTTGGGTGCTTTGGGTTTGTTGGTTGGGTTGCAGAAAGGAAAGTCAATGAAGCCGGTGTTGGCTAGCTGGCAAAACAAGGCAGCGTCTGTCTTGGTATCGAACCTGACCAGCACGCCATCCCAAGACAGGAAGCCGGGGCTGTGCTTGAAGTGGCCACCGGTGACCAAGATGAAATGCTTGGTGCTTCCGTTGCTGTCCCGGCCTTCTTCAACAGTGTATTTAATTGGCTTACTCAATTGGGTATTTCTTCCGGTAGGCGGCAGCCTGACGCTCAAGGGCATCAACCCTAAGACGCAGCTCCCTGTTGTCCCAATCAAGTTGGCGGCAGATGCTGGCCAGCTCTTTCTGCCGTCCAAGCAGGTCAGCCATAATGTCTAGGATTTGACGCAGCTTAGACCGGTGTTCAGCCGGTTGCTGTCCGTTGGTTTCGTTAACCATTTGGGCAGATGGTGCGGATGGTCTTGATGTAAATGTCAGCAGCTTCCCGGTGTTCCCGGGAATAGTAAAAGGCTTTGTCGGCCAGCTCAGCCAGCTTCAAGGCTGCGGCCTGTGTGACCTTCAGCTGGTCAGCCAGCCCACCGGGTTGGTTGGCTTGCTTCAGCATCTGGACTTCTTCCAAGGCACGCTGGTAAAGCATCCAGACTTCATCAAAGGAAGCCTTGCTGATGTATTGTTCAGCCTGAGCTTCAAGGGCAGCTTCAGCCAGCTTGATGGGGATAAGGTTACCCATTGTTGACTGCCTCCATAAACGCTTGGGTCATCTTGGGATTGCCGGTCAGCAGCTGCACCTTGTCTTCCGGCAGGAATTCCAGCAGCTCACCTTCGGCCAGCCAGCCCTTCTTCCACAGGATAGCTTCAGCAGACTTAACCTTGGCCACAGTATCAATGCCAATGGCCACCCACCAAGTGCTTGCCTTGGCTTCCGGCTGGGGCTTCTGCATCACCGGCTTGGCGTAGGCTTGGGCAGGGTAGGGCTTATGGGTGGCAGCGTTGCCGTCATCATCCAAGTCTGTATCCCCACTGATGCCAGCTAGGGTGCTGATGGAATACCGGCGTAGATAGGTTGTAATGCTACCCAGCTGCTGAAGGTTTGTGCCTTCAGACTTCACGGCCAATTCACCAAAGTCAAACCGGTGGCCGGTGTGGTGCAGCACTTCAGTCTTCAGGGCAATCCGGGTTTCAGTGGTGTAAGGGGTCTGAAGGATGGTCAGGCCATACTTCAGGAAGATGGGTTTAACTTCAGCCAGCAGGTCACTAAGCCCAAAATACTTGGACTTGAAATGTGGGTTGAATTTATCAGCAGCCACATTCTCACAGTGGGCAATGGCCAGCACCAAGGCTTCATTGGGGCTGAGCTGCTTGGCAGCTTCACTGATGCCTTCAATGGTAGGCTTGGTGATGTTATGCACTGTCTGTTTGATGGAGTCCAGCAGCTGTTGGCTGGCCGGGGTGTCTTCGTTTTGGTCTTTGGCTTTTTTCATTGGTGTTAGGGGAAATTAAAAGTGGATGGGAAAGAAACGGACAGCCTTGATGGTGATGACTTCCCGGTTGTCATCTGTGTCAGTGTCAACCTGACTGATGATGTAGGTGTTTCCAGCCCAGAAAACAGTGCTGGCAACCATCAGCTGACTTCCAAGGCTGAGCTTCTTCTTCAGCTTGGGCTTCTTCTTTTTTGTTTTGTTTGTCTTCATTTGTCTTGGGGAAAGTGGGGAGCTTCAGACAGGACTTGAACCTGCAACCGGTGGTTTACAAAACCACTGCACAACCATTGTGCTACTGAAGCGGGATGCCTTAGGCTTCCTTGATGACCTTCTGCGTAAGGGAAAGATAGTTGGTCAGGGCTTCCGGCTTGTTCAGGTTAATCCGCATAGTCTGACCGGCCTTGCCTGTGCCCAAATTCCACAGCAGCTGACCCTTGTGGTTGATGGGCTTGAGCTTCCGGGCAACAGTGCCACAGGGAAGGATGACATACTGCGTATTTCCAATGGGCTTGATTTCCATAGTGTGTGCTTAGTTTTGGTGGTTAGAAAAGGCGTAGTCCAAGAGCAGCAAGGCATCTGCCGTTGCCAGCGTAAGGTCATCTAGTGCCGGATACCTGCGTGCAGCTTCTGCTTTCAGGGCTGACTTCCACCGGCTTTGGGTAAGGCTGCCCTTGGCAATGCCAAGACCGGCTTGCCAGACCTGTGGGGCTATCAGGATAACCCGGTGCTGGCGGCCAGCAGCCCAACCCTCAAGCCATCCGCAGGACTTGCCTAGCTTGAAGGCAGCACTGCTGGGGATTAGGCGGCCGACAAAGGGAGGGACTTTTTCAATGAAGACCACAGCCCCAAAGGGGATGACCTGTGCAAGCTCCGTAGCGTCAGTGGGCATCTTGTGCAGCCGGATGACCAGCTTGCCATCTTCCTTAGTCGCTACGGCCACACCACCGGAAGCACCGGGGTCAATGCCAGCAACGGCAGGGAAGTTATCTAGAAGGCTTGTTTTCAAGGGCGGGATTATCTGAGCAGCTTGGACTTGCGGATGGTGATGGCAGGGCAACGCTCTATGTCAAATCCTCTTTTCCGGTATCCATTGAAGCCAAGATTGTGGATGGCATACAGGTCAACCAGCGTAGCCTTGCGGCCGGTGGCTTGGGTGAACCTAGCTGCATTGATGGACAGCCAGCTGTGCAGGTAGTCCCTAGCCACAGACGCATTAAGGGCATTGTGGTAGGGGAAGACCGGCAACCCCTGCTTGGCACGCCAAGCGGATGTGTCCTGCCAAGCTGCGTAGTGAAACTGTGCCAGCCCTAGGCCAGCACCCCGGTCACCGGTGGCTGAAGCCCGGCCGCTGCTTTCAATGGCAATGACCTTATCCAGCATAGCTGGGGTGATGGTAGCCTTAGCCAGACTGCACATAAGGAACAGGGGTAGCAGGGCAGACTTCATTTGCGGACAGGCATTGTGTAGCCCTTTTGTTCCTCCCCATCTTCCCAAGTCAGCCGGTAGCTCAGGGCGAGAAAGCCACCATAGGCAATGTGGGCATCAAGCCAGACTTCACGGATGTAGGGCAGGGTTTTCAGGTGGGCTTCCTCATCAGCCAGCATAGCCTTGGCCTTCTTCAGCACACCCTTTTCAGTCAAGTCACCTTGCAGCAGCCGGTCATTCAGGAAGTAGAATTCCTGAAGCAGATTGTGCAGGGTGAAGGTGGCTAGGTCTTTGCTCACTTGGGTTGGGGTTGGTGTGTATTGCATAGGGTCATCAAAGGTAGGATGTGGGCAAGCCTTCTCACTTGTCCCAACGGATGCAGACCAGCACCGGGTGACGCATAGACCCAGAAGGGGTGAGCTGCTGGCAAGCCACTTCAGCAGTCTTGCCAACATACTTCTGCGGATTGTCGTGCAGGTCTAACCTAAGGCCATCATCAAGGCCAGACCCTACGGCAACCATAGTGCCGTTATGCTTCACCAACATAGCACCGGCAGCCCCATCATAGCGGCCTTTGCCGGGTGTGAAGCCAATGATGGTGCAGTCATAGGTTTCACAATTCTTCAGCTTGACCCAAGCCTTGCTTCTGCGGCCGGGGCTATAAGGGCTATCAACATCCTTGAGCATAATGCCTTCCCAGCCTAGGCCAATGGCCGTATCCAGCAGGGTTTCAGCATCAATGTCTTCACTGCTCAGGTATTCAAAGACCGGCACAAGCAGGATGCCTTCAGCAGATAGGGACTCAGCCCCAATGGTGTTGAAGATGTGTTCAAGCATCTGCCGCCGGTGTTGGTAGCAGACGGCATCAGTGCCAGCCCAACCTTCAATCATAGGCACATCAAAGATGGCCAGCTTAGCCAGCTCAGCTTCACCGGTCTTCTTCATCAGCTCACCTACCCCGGTGAAGAAGTCACCCATAGCAAGGGCTTCACAGTCTAGGCAGATGGTCTGGCCGACAGCCTGACCAATCCGGAGCAGGGCAGGGGTGAGCTTGTTAAGGCTGGTGACGGCATTGCCGTTCCGGGTTTCATAGGTGACCCAACCCTGACTGTGGTTGATGGTGACCATAACCCGGATGCCATCCAGCTTGGGTTCAACAGCCCAAGTCTTGCCGGGCTTGAAGTCACCGGTGCTGCTGCTGGCCAGCATTGGCTTGATAGGTAGCATAGGTGTTACTTCCGGTTAGGGGTGAACAGGGAACACAGGCTGACCCCAAGGATGACCGGGATGAGCAGGGTGAGGAAGAAAAGGGCAATGCCGTAGCAGCCCTGTTCATAGTCGGCCTGAGACATAGGCTGTTCAGCTGCCGTGTGTTGGCTGACGGCCTTGCTAGGGGGCGTAGGCAGGGGCGGGATAAGGGTCTTCATAGGTCTGGTGGCTAAGGTTACTTGGTGACCGGGTGGCCGTAGGTTTGGTGTTCCAGCCGGCACTGCCATTCAAGGCTAGCCAGCATCTGGTTAACAACCTTACGCTTTAGGGCATTGGGCTTCTGGCCAAGACTGTTCAGCCAGAAGATAGCCCGGTGCTTGGTGGAGGGAAGCACACCCGGCAGGGCAATGGCTTCAGTGATGGGGTGGGTTTTCATAGGTTGGGTGGTCATAGGGAAATTACTTGGTCACCGGGGCTACGCTGGAAAGGAATTTCTTAATGCCGGCCAGCGTGGACTCAGACCCGGACTGCTGGCCACCACCATTGTCAGTGGCAAAGCCGGGCTTAAGATTGATGAAGTAAGTCTTACGGCCAAAGTCTGACTCAATAAGGATTTCAGAAACGGCAGGATTAGACTTAAGGATTTGCAGGGTAGTCATAGGGCGGGTGGTCATAGGTGATAAATTGGATGGTCAGGGCAGGGTTGTCAAAGCGTTTTGATTGGCCGGCAGGGTTAGGCTTCAAGGCTAGCAGCATAAGCTAGGCTGTCCTGATGGTTGACCTTGGCAGAAGCCTTCCGGCCGGCAAACAGGGCAGACCCAATCTGGTTGCCGTCAGCATCCTTAATCTGGGTGACCCATAGCCGGCTGGTGGCATCCCACCAAGTTTCAATCCGGTGGCTGGCTGTGTCGTTTGTCATAGCTAGGATGGTCTAGGAAGCGTTTTGATTGGCCGGCAGGGTTAGGACTGCACCCGGGCTTCAATGTCATCCCACACAGCAGCGTTGGCTTTGTTCCTGCGACCGGTGGCAGAAGTAGCCTTGGCCACATAGCCGGCTTGCTTCCAAGACAAGGGGTAACGCACTACCTGTTCAGCAAGGGAAGTGTGGAAGTCAGAATTACAGGCCATCAGAATAGCCACCACATCAGCAAAACGCTCAGTCCGTTCAGCAATCTTAGCATCTTCAGCATCCTTTAAAGCTTTGTATTCAGCAGCCCAAGCCTGACGCTTGGCATCCCGGGCTGCAATTTCCTCAGTGGTCTTCCGGTAGCGGATGCTGTCGGCATCAACCCCAATCTTCTCAGCACAATCACTGCCAACAAAACGCTTCCGGCCGTCTTCATCCCGGATGACAATGTGATGGGTGATGCCCATACCACATTGGGAACAGCTGCCACAGCCTTCAGGCAAAGCCCTGACAAGGTTGTTATAGGCTTCCGGGTTATGTTCAGCCAAGGAAGCTGAAGGGATGCTGAAAAAGCCAATGACCTGAGCGTTACGAATAGATTTCATAGGTGTATTATCTTGGGGGTTAAAGGGTGCTTAGAAGGTGGGCAGCTTGGCAACAAAGGCTTCAAAGCTGATGGCTTCCTTAGCCTTCATCCTCCGGTCATACCGGGCTTTGTCGTTATGCTGCTGCACAGTGCGGACATAAAGGGCATAGGCATCAGCCTGAAGCTCAGCAATCCGGGAACGATAGCTAGCAAGGTAGCCATCAACCTTGGCCTGTGACTCATCAAGGTTTGAAAAGTCGTGGGAAGACACCCGAGAAAGGACACAGGCAATAGTGCAATCACCAACCTGATAGTGATTAAGCAGCAGCTGATAGATGGGGTAATTCTTTTCAAGGAAAGCAACCCGGGCTTCAATGTTGCCCTGCAAATGCTGACCAGAAACGCTGCCTTGGGTCAGCAGATAATTGAAATTAGCAAGGGACTTAATGGCTTGGGTGGTCATAGGTTGGGTGGTCATAGGAAAAGATTGGCCGGCTGCCACCTGTCCGTCAAACCATTTACACAGGGGTAATTGATTATAACGGAAGGGGTAGATTTATAACGCCTTAGCACCCTGTTGCCGTAGGGCTTGCCGGGCTTCCTGCCGTTTACGCAGCCATAGCAGCTTGGTCAGCCGGCCGGCCAAGGGCTTGGCCTTAGCCTTCTTTGCCTTCCTAAGCAGGGCTTCTAGGTCAGGGGTGGTAAGTCTAGGGGTGGACTTCATACCGGCCTAGGAAGCCAAGCCAGACCCCTGCAAGCAAGACTTACTTCCCGCCCCGGCCTAGGGTAATCTTCCAGCCCAAAGCCCCAGCAATCATACAGCATCCCACCCCCAAGGCCAGACTTACATCCCGGCAGGTTAGCAGGGCTTGGGTGGCACTGTTCAAATTCCTTTCCAAGTTTTTATCATCAGCCACAAAGGTCTGGCCGGGTGTGTCCGTTATCAGCAGTGCCATCACATTGGCAGACCGGATGCTGGTTAGGATGAAGTCAGCTGTGAGATAGACAGTGATTGCACACAGACCGGCAATGAAGATGCACCCAATGACAGCCAGCAGCAGGTTGGCCGGGTGCATCCCATAGGGTCTGGTTTCAGTGTCAGCCATCACTTAGTCTTCTTCTTTTTCTTAGGCTGCTTGGTGGCCTTGCTCAATCCCCTTTGTGCTTCCTGCACCTTGCCCTTCATCTTGGCTTCAAGGAATTGTAGGCCATAGTTTAAGATTTCCGGGCTGGCAAAACCGGCAACGCCACAGATGCAAACCCTAAGGTTTTCAGACTGCACATAGTCCTTGCTGGCGAAGTTAACGAAGTAGGCAGTGACCATAGCGGCAATGCCTGACCTGACTAGATAGCCCCAACTAGGCCGGTCTGTGGACAAGAGCTGCCGGGCAACCATTGCAGACCCACCAAGGGCAGCGGAAATGACTCCCTGCTTCAAGGCTTCATCAGAAGTAACTGAGTCAAATGCCGGGGCTGCTGCCATTTTCTGTGTCCGTTACCTTTGCAGTTTCGGTCAACACAGGCACAGGCTTAAGCCAACGATAGGTCTTAACGCCCATAGCCAGCAACGCTTGGAAGGCTGCAACAGATAAGGTCACCCCAATAATCCAAGGGAAATAAGTGCTTTCAATTACCCAAGGCAGGGCTGCCGTCATAGCACCACCCAGCACCACCAGACCGGCAGACAGTTTGTTGACCCCAACCCAATGGCCGAAGGCCACCAGCAGGACACCAAGGGCAATCATCCCAGCACCTAGGCCGGTCAGGATGAGCAGACCCTTTTCCTTCCGGGCTGCCTCAAGCTCAATCTGCTTATCGTCACAGTGCTTCTTCAGTGCCGCAATCTCAGCCTGTGACTTCTTCTGCTCAGCTTCCATCTTCTGCCACAGGGCATCATTGTCAGCCTTCAGCTTCTTTCCGTAGGCCACAGCTTCAGCGTAAGCCTTGGGGTCACCGGCTGCACGCTGCCGGGCAAAGGCCAAATCCCCGGGCTGGGGGTTGGGCAAATAGGCCGCAGCCACAGACAGCTCAGCTTCCACCTTGTCCGGCTTCCCGGCAGTGTTTGCTTCCCTTGCCACCTGCACAGCAGAAGCCACCCGGCTATCAGCCTTGTCCAGCTTCTCACCCAGCACCTGTGCGGTCTGGGGCTGAGCTTCCGGCAAGGGGTCAGGCTTAACTTCCGGCTGACAGGATTGGAAGACAGCCAGCACTGCAACCAAGGCCAGACGCATTGGCTTACTTCTTCAGGGTATCAATGGCAGCCTTGGCCTTCTGTTCAGTAGCCTGAAGCTTGGCAACATTGTTCCGGTAGATGGCAATGCCGGTGGCAGCACCAAGCAGGAAACAGACGAAGGAAGAAATGATTAGGAACATAGGTTTATTGGTTGGTTATTTTGGTCAGAAGAAATTGCACCTGAGCTTCAAGCTCAGCAATCCGGTCAGCGTCAGTCTTGATGGGAGTGGGATGCAGTTGGCTTTCAATGAAAGCAATGATGCCTTCATCAGAAGCAGTAGGGTCAATGAAGATGACACCACCATTGGAAGCAGTGACTTTATCCCTGCCTTCATTTGTTTCCCAAGTGTTCCCTTGTGTGTCTGTGTAGGTCATAAAATCAGCAGAAGGTTAGGACATAGACAGCCCCATTAGCCCCAGCACCCCCAGCACCGGAAGCATAGCCATTATCACTAGCTGAGCCACCCCCGCCACCACCTGCTGGCCAACCACCCTTGCCACCGGCCTGACCAATGCTGGCATTTTTATAGCCACCCCCGCCACCACCTGTGCCACCAAAATTGTAAGTGCCATCTACACCATTGCCAGCCGGGGTGGATGTGGCAGGGTTGCCGCCTGTGCCACCAGCAATGGCATTGATGATTGTGGACAGCACATCACCGGCAGCAGCTGTTTTGCCACCAGCGTTGCCGCCAACATTGTTGGTCAGGATTGTGGCTGATTGACCATTTCCACCACCACCACCGGTGGCAGAGAAATAGAATTGGTAGGCGGTATTAGACCCATTGGGTGCAGTCATTCCAATCTGACCAGCACCGGCTGTGTTTGGCAGTGTGCTACCCAAAACACCCCAAAAGGAATAAAAACCATTGGAAGTCATTGTGGCGGTAGAAGTGCGGCCGGGTGACCCACCATAGCCAAGGCCAGCTTGGTAATTTCCAAACTTGGAAGCAGTCCCCATCCCACCTGTAATGCCAAGGCTGTCATTGGTAGTAACACCCAAAGCCCCAGCACCACCAGCACCCACAGTGACTGTGACAGTGGAAGGCAAATCTGCGGCATTAAGTAGGTTGATGAAGTAGCCACCACCAGACCCACCAGCACCACCACCCCGGGAAGTGCTGATTGAATACCTAGCCCCAGACCCACCCCCGCCACCCCCGCCAAACATAATCAGCAGGATGGTCTTAGCGTTGGCAGGTTTTGTCCAAGTGAAGTTTCCGGCACTTGTGCTAGAGCCAAATACCTGAAGGTCAGCCCCACCACCACCGGAAGGCGTAGCCCAAATGACATTGTAATCTGTGCCATCAACCTTGGTGGCCACCTGACCGGCAGTGCCTCCGGCCGGAAGGCCAGCACCGGTATCACCCTTAACGCCTTGGATGCCCTGCAAGCCTTGGATGCCTTGTGCCCCGGTAGCTCCGGTAGCCCCTGTATCACCGGTGTCACCCTTATCACCCTTCAAGCCTTGGATACCCTGAATACCCTGTGCCCCGGTAGCCCCTGTAAGTCCGGTAGCTCCGGTGTCACCTGTATCCCCTTTATCACCCTTCAGACCTTGGATGCCTTGGATGCCCTGCAAACCCTGTTCACCGGTATCACCCTTGTCACCCTTCAGACCTTGGATGCCCTGTGCCCCGGTAGCTCCGGTAGCCCCTGTATCACCCTTGATGCCTTGGATGCCTTGCAACCCTTGGATGCCCTGCAATCCCTGCACGCCTTGCTGACCCCGGGGAATTGTGAAATTCAGCAGGGCAGCTGCGGCATTGCCAGCGTTGGTGATGATGACGGATGTGCCGGGTTCACCGGTGGTCACTGTCCCAACTTCGATAGTGGCAGCAGCACCCGGGGTGTTGGCCTGAGCTGTGAAGCTTTCCACCGGGGAAGGGACACCGGTGATGGCGGCATTGTTTGCCGTAAAGCTTCCAATGTTTACGGCACTGTTAAAGGTGGCGTTGAATTCCATTGTTATTGGGTAACGCCTTCGGAGATTGTCACCAAGGTCTTAGGGAAAAACCACTTAACCTGACCGGCCTGAAGCTTCACATCAAAGACAGCCTGACCAGCAGCCCAGCTTTCAGTGTCAGATGTGAGGGTGAAGCTAAGGTTGTCCACAGCCTTGGTCACAGTCAGGGTATGATAAGCCCGGCTGCTGTCCCTAAGACCTGATGTGATGGTGATGCTGGAAAGGTTAGCAGGGTCACCAGCACCCGGTGTATAACCATAGGTGATGGAGAATGTCCCCGGCTTGGTAACGATGAAGTCAGCCATTTTATTTCAGGTTAAGCTGGGCAATCTTGGCATCCACTTGGGCAAGCGTCCCAACAAAAGAAAGATAGGAAGTGAAGTAACGCACAGGCTTGGTCACTGTGGCCTTAAGGATAACCTTTGTGCCATTGTGCAGCAGGACTGTCTGGCCGGTCTGAGCAGTCAGGTTATAGGGCTGGCCGTCAGCACCGGGCTGGGGAATGTTGGAAGGCATAAGATTAAGGGTAATTGATGGGCTGGGTGCTGGTGATGGTCACGCCACCAATCACCATACGCACATAAAGATTATCAAATTGTCCAGCATTGGTGGTGGTGAAGGTGGCTGTGCCACTTTGGGAAAGACCACTGACATTATCAGTGCCAGAAGCTGAATAAATCTGAAGATTACCACCAGCCATCAGATTGTTAAGGTGTGCATTGATGGGCTGAAATGTCATTGTCCAAGCACTGCCTGTCCAAGAAACATTGTGAATTGTGTGAGCTAGGCAGTCAGCCACATTTGCCATAGCAACAGCAGCTGTGGTCTGCACTGAGCTATCCGGGAAAGTGATGCCTGTGCTGGCCAATGTGGTGGTGCTGCCGGAAGCAGTGACTGAAACTGAATTGGAAACAGTGCCACCATTATAGGAAACAGCAGCTGTGGTTTGGTTTGTATTGTCACTGAATGTGATGCCACCAGCAGCTGCAATGTTAAGTGGGCTATCAACATACAATGTTTGTGCAGCCCCACTATACCAATTGACCAGCCTTCCACCCTGCCAATTCAATTCATAGCCAACAGCACAGGTAAGAGAAATGCCGTTATAACCACCGGTGCTGTTATCAAAAGTGCCTTTGTTGATGTTTTGTAAGCCTACTGCATCAAAGACAATTGCACCTGTCATAGTGCCACCAGCTAGGGGAAGGGAAGACCCACCACCACCTGAAGCAATGGCTGCATCAGTCTCGGCCTTGGAATAAACATCAAGTGTATCCCGGGCATCAGGCACGCTTTCTAGGTCAGACAGATTGTTGTCCTGACGCAAGTAGCGGCCATCAGCTGTGCCTTCCGTCAGCACAGGGTCTAGCGTGACCGGATTAACAGCAGCTTCATCAATGACAGCTGACCGGATGGTGCAGGGGATTTGAAGCACTGTCTGATGGGCAGCACCATCAGAAATTTCCACTTCCAATGTCGTTTCAAAAAAGTCCGCACCATCAAGGATGCTGATGGCGTTGGCAGTGTTCAGGTCAAGGTCACCTTCAAAACCGGAAAAGGACAACAGGCCAGAGTCATCAACAGTCAGGCCACCGGTGTCAGGTTCAGCTGTAACGGCAATGTCATAGGCATAAGCCCCAACCTGCTGCACAGTCACCTTGTTTTCCAAGGCATCAATGCTAAGGGCATTTTGCACATCTAGGGCAGGGCTTCCAACGGCAATGGAGGAAGTGCTTACATCCGTCCCGGTGACGGCATCAAAGGCCAAGCTGAATGTGCCACCCTTGGGGTCAGGGCTGATGGCCAGACGATAGACAGCCCGGCTTCCATCCCAAGCGGACAGGGTGCTGACTGTGGCTGTGCTGGCCGACAAAGCACTGAAGCTTGTGGCTAGGGCAGCGACATTTTGCTGAAGGTGGACAAGGACAATCTCAGGCTTACCAGCGTCACCTTCCTGCAATACGCTGATGCCAACACTGCTAAGCGGGATAAGGGCAGAAGCATCACCGGTGAAAGCACCCCGGCTGCCGTTGGTGTTGAATTTGATGGCGTAGTTATCCCCAATCTTGGTCACTGTCACATCCCCGGCCGCATCAATAGAAGCCAGCTGGTTAAGCCGGGTTTCCATCATAGCAGCTGTGATGTTGTAATCAAGGGCAAGGGTGGTATTCCCACCAAAGGTCAGGTGAAAGTGTCCGGCCGTAGGGCTGGCATCAATCTCACCAACGGCAACCCGGATGCCGGGTGTCCCAAGGCCAGCCACTTCCTGCCGGGGGTATGTGCCTAGGCCGGTTTGTTCAATGAAGAAGATTTGCAGCTTGGCTAGGTCACCAAGGAAAAAGGACGGATTGCTGACCGGGCTGGTGCTGGCAAAGTTTGGGTAGGCTAGGCCAGCCTTAACATCAATGAACAGCTTATGGGTGGTAGGTAGTGGCATTGGCTTCTTATTATGCTAAATGGTCAATTTGTTGCGTCAGGGCTTACCCCTGTTAGCACAGTGTTCCCAAATTCCACCCATACATCTTCACCCCCAATGATGCTATGGGTGACCGGGTTAACCACTTGGGGATTTCCAGCAAGGTAAAGCTCATAGTTAGCTAGCGTTGCTTGCACTGTAATAGGAATTTGGGTCACTGTGGCAGGGTTAACCACATAGTCATAACTGCCATAGGCGTTGGCTTGCCAGAAGCCGGTGCTGGTAAGCACTTCCAAATAGCCTGTGTAAGTCCGGCCAACAAACCAGAAGTGATTAAAAATAACTGTGTCCGCAGTAGTGATTTCAATGGGTGCTAGGGTTGGTGGTGTCCTTGGTGGCATCCCGGGTGGGGCTGATTGATACCCATTATACCCATCACCAGCTGGCACTGTCCTTACCCCGGGTGACCATTCAGGTTCATAGACCAGAAATGGTGTGACAGCTGTCCTTGTTAAAAACTCACTTTCAGGAAAAGGAATGATGGCCGCAGCTGGTGTAATTGAATAATCAGTTTCAACTGTGAAGCTGGCACTGATAGAGTTATAACCATCATAGAAGTAATTTGATGTTCCTGAATAAACATCTTCATCATAATCAATTGTTCTCCCCATCTGGTTGCACAGGAATTGAACATTAAAACGGAAACCAGATGAAAGCCCTGTGTATGTGGCATACAGCGACCAAGTGCGGAAACCATCGTCATCAACTTCTTCATCAGGTCTGCCTGTGCCGCCTGTATGCCGGCTGTTTTTTTGATACACTAGCCCATTAAGCTGAACGATAGAAAAGCCAGACGCAGCAGGTGTTCCCCAGACCGGTGGGGTGGTGGAGTTTGCAGGGTAATAGCCAGCTGGGTAAGTGTCAGACATTGAACCAATACCAAGCTGCTGATGTGTATGTGGCAGCCCGGCCGGTCATCAAGCTTGTCCTGACAAGCTGGGTGATTTGAAGGCTGTTGTTTGTCTTGGTAATGGAAGCCAAAGCAAAATGCCCAAGGCTTAGTGTGTCCGTTGGCACTGTGGCAGAAAACAAGATTTCCACATTGGAAGGGAAAGGTGACCCACTTGCCCTAGTTGCCTTCACATAGACATAGCCACTGCTGGAAATTGTCAGCTTAGGCCGGGTGGCCGCATCAATGTAGTTGCCTGAAATCTTAGGGATGACCCCATTGACGCTTCCCGGCCAGACGCTGATGGCAGGGCTGCCGTTGTCAGGGTTGCTGTAAACTTCAAGCGGATGCCGTCTGCGTCCCTGCTGCTCAATCTGCAAGGAATGTCCCCGGCTGTCTGATGTAAAGGTGTAGCCAACACCCGGCTGGATTTTGTTACTCATCAGTTATGCTGCTCATAAATCAGGCTGTGCCAGCCACCGGTGGCAGTCCTGAATGTGTAACGCACCTTGTAAACATTGGCAAACTGTTCATAGGTCACAGCTGTCATCAGGCCAAAGCGGATGTGCAGATTGCTGATAGGGGATAGCACCGGAGGGATGACAATGTTTTCACTACCTGCAATTGTCTGAAATGTCTTCCCAACCATCTTCTGATTATCCAGCAAGACCTGCTTGCTGTTGGTGTAATAAGTGCCGGTAAACTGAAGGTCAGGGACTTGATAGGACTTGATGCCAACCAAGGCATTGCTGATTGCATCAGCATTGGACTCAGGGAAAGACTGTGAAGCTTCATCCCAGCCAAGGTCTTTCAAAGGCTTGCCGGTGCTTCCGGCCGTCCCCTTGTAAAACTTCGGGTGCGTCTGGATTGGCTGCGTTGCAAGGGCAATGTCACCGGTAATTTGGATTTTGGTAATGCTGCCTGTGCTAATACCGACATACTCAGCAGTTACTGTGGCAATCTCACTTTCATTGATGACATAGGAAGACCGGTGGCAAAGCAGTCTGCCGTCCTTGGGGTGGGCTTCATTCTCCTTAGGCTTCTTAGCGTCAGCACTTGCGGCATCAACCTTGAAGGTCAGCCGGGAAGTCAGCAGACCAAAGCCATCGTTTTCAATGACCCAGCCGGGTTGCAGCTGAAGGCTTGTAAGCTTATTACCTTTTGCAAGTAGAGGCATAATTTAGGCAGTGAAGATTGTTTGGTTGGGGTCTTTGGTGAAGTCCACACCCGGCCGGGGCTGTTCATTGAAGATGTTGTTAAGCTTCTCAAGCTCCAGCAGCATCTTCTGTTCAATGGTCAGGCTTTCCTTCTGATAGTCAATGACAGGGGCTGTGCTTCCGGGCTGGAATTCACCGGCCATAGCACCACCAATTTCCCTAAGGCTAGACACTGTGAGCTTGTTGGCCTTCTCAGCCTTCTTAGCAGCGTCCTTGGCAGCGTCATCATTGGCCTTGGCTTCAGCGTCCAGAAGCTCAGTCAGGTCTTTCCTGCGTTTCTTCAGGGCTTCATCATCTTCCTTGGCTGTTTCCGTTACGCCTTTGGCCATTTCCTCATCAACAAGCTTCAGTGCCTGTTCATTCAGCTTCTGCATTTCAAGGTTATGCAGCTCAGCTGCACGCTCAGCATTGGCGGCATCAGTGGTGGACTTCCTAGCCTGACGCTTCCTTTCTTCCACCACCTTCAGGGCGGCCAGCACTTCTTCATCTTGGGCAAGGTTGGTCTTACGGAAAGTGTCATCAGTCCGGTAACCATCCTTGTAATTAAATACCCTAGTGTATCCGGCCTGTGCAGCTGCTTCAGCTGTGCCAAACATTTCCTTCATCTTGGCTTCAGTAATGTCCCTAGGGAAAAGCTTGTTATACTCAGCCATAACTTCCGGGTTTTTCCGGGCTTCTTCCAAGGCACGCTGTCTGGCCAGCTTAGCCTTCTCTTGGTTTTCCTTCTGCTTGTCTGCCACCTTCTGCTGTTCAAGCAGGTCAATTTCTTCCTGAGAAATGCCGGGGTCTTCACCATACCCCTTAAGGATGTTGTCAGCCTTGGTCAGCAAGGGGATTAGCTCAGCTGCATTGCTGCCAAGCATTGCCGTAGCTACGCTGAATTTTTCAGTATTGCTGGTGGCACTGCTAAGGGTGTCAGCCATCACCTTGATTACTTCGGTAGGCTTCAGAAGGCCGGAAGCAATCTGCTCAGCTGAGAAGCCTAAAGCCTTAAGCATACGCTCTTGGTCACTGCCGGACACTGTGGCCTGTTGGATGATGGCCGTAACTTCCCTGAACAGCTTGCCAACCTTTTCAACTGAAGTGCCGGACACATCAGCTGCGTTTTTCATCCTGATAAATTCTTCTGAGGCAACGCCAATTTCAGCAGCCTTTTCACCAATGCCTGAGTATTCAGCCACTGCTTCAGCTACCTTCTTCCGGTGTTCCTCAATCGCATTGCTGACATAGTTGATAGCACCCTGCACCAAAGCCATAGGCCCGGCAAAGGACAGGAAGCCCCTAGCCAAGTCTTTACCTAGGTCATTGATTTTCTTCTGAACAGTGCTGACAGCCTTAGATGCTTGGTCTTTGGCCGAAATGGTGAATTCAAGTCCGTCTGACATAGTTGTTAGGGTATCCCTAGTTTTGCCATTTAGTCAATCAGCCCGGCTTGGGGCTGCCTGTTTCAGCCTTAAGCTGGTCAATCAATTCTTCATCATCCGTGGTCAGCAGATGCAGCTTAGCACCGGCCTGAATGTTGAAGGCTGTTGATAGCCAGATGGCCTTTGGTTCAGGCATAGTCATAGCTGCTTCATAGCTAACCCCATTCCGCATCAGGGTAGCCAAGACGCACAGCTGCCAAGGCATTTGCTCTTGGGCTGACCCTGCTTCCTTCTTCTCATAAAACTTAGGGTAGGTGTCCGGCTGATTGACATAGCGGACAAAGCTTAGGGATGCCTGTGCAAACAATTCTTTTGATAGGGTCATCCGTATCCCAATCCACCTATCCCATAGGGTGAAGCTATCTAGGCTTTCATTGGCACAAATCTTCAGTGCAATCAGAAGGTCAGCCGGGGTCAGCTCTTGGTCTGACTTCACATAGGGGCTGCCAATACCCTCTAGGAAAATCCGGTGCTTAAGGCTGAAGGGCTTAAGCTTCTTCCGTAAAATGATTGTCCTAGCTGGTGTCAGAAAGGCATTAAAAAAACGCTGGTCAGCCATTATGCCAACCAGCGTCAATTTAATGGGCTAACTGTCAACCCGGCTTAGGCAATGTTTTCAAAGTCAACGGCCGTAATGCTGACACGCATAAAGCCCTTGGCTTCGCCACGCTCCTCAATCTGCGTGATGCAACCCCCGGTGAAGGCAATGCCATTGCCGGTGAAATTCAGGGTATCACCAATAGCACCACCATAGGAAGTAGGCACAAGACCTTCAACAGTCAGATTAACACGCTTGTCAGAATAACGGACAGCAATGACTTCACCAACAGAGTTGGTAACTTCATCAGCGTTTGCCCAAGAGCTGCTGACTGTGTAGCTCTGGACTGTCAGGCCGGTGACTGTCCCATTGATGCCGTAAATGTGGGCTGTGCCCTTTGTGGTGTTGGACATAGGATTGCTTTAACTATGCACCCCAAGTCAAACAGCCTAGCCTGTTCAGGCCGGGGCTAAGACCATCAGCACTTCATACTCAAGGCTTGTGGTAAAAGCCCTATCACCCGGCCTGTAATTGATACCTGACAGGGTAGTGTCGTAACAGCTGCCATCCCCAATGGCTGTGAAGGCTGCCTTGATTTTAGCCACATCATCAACAATGGCCATCACTTCCTGTGTGGCGTTTCTATGGGTGGTTTCAGTGTTGTCATCAATGTTGTTAGCCACCCCAAGCGTCACCCTGCACAAATAGTTTCCAAGCCCTTGGGCAATGTCCGGGGCTGGCTGTGCAGACTCGCAGCTGACAATGATGCTGGGAAGGGTCAGCTCAGATGTTTCCTCACCCCGGTAGATGGTGAAGGCAGACAGGCTGGCTTCAGCTTTCAGGGCATTTGTAATGGCATCTTCAACAATGTTAAGTGGGGACTTGGAAGGCATAGGTTATTTAGGTGATTGATTTCTGTTAGCTTTATCAATGGCAGCTCTCATCAGATGGTTCATCCTTTTGGTCATTTTGCCAGCCCGGACAGCCATCACATAGGTCTTTGTTCCGGCCAGATAGCCTACCCCAAAGATGTTACCTAGGTCATTACGGACAGTCATCATCACATTGTTTGTGCCAGCACCCCGGTAAACATTTAGGCCAACAGCTCCGTGACCTGATTTGTGTCTGGTAATCCAAGCCGGTAATTTGCGTAGGCCAAAATTCTTAGGCACATCATTGATTTTGGGCTTACCAATCTTGTTGATGGCATCAACCCAACCAGCCTTCATAAAGCCAACCTTTAGCTGCCGTTTCTTGATGTAGTCAGCAATCAGCTTCTTATCAGCGTAGGCCGGGGCTTCCCCTTTTACTCCACCCATAGGGCTTCTGCCACCATTCTTCCGGATGCGGCCTTTATAGTTTGCCCTAATTCTTTCGTGCCTAAGCTTTAGCTCAGTTTCACTACGGATAAGGTTAAGCCTTTGGCCAGCCCACCGGCCAAACAAATTCTGTGCCTTCCTGAAAGCCCTTTCATTATCTTGGTCTTCCCAAATCTTTTTAATGATGCCGGACACATTGGGTGCTTTGCCTGACTTCCATTTGTTGAATTTCTGCCGGGCATTGCTTGGGGCACTGACGGCAGTGGCTAGGCTTTTGCTGTCATCTGACACCAATAGCCTGATGTCATTTTCTACGGCATAGTTGCCCCACCTTTCAGCAATCTTCTTATCACCCTTGCCGCCACCACTACCCTTGTTGCCATCACCACCATCAAGGGGTGGGCTGTAATTGATGGCTTCACGGCAGGTCAAAGCCCCTTCCTCTTTAACTAGGTCTTCAACCAGCTGCTGTGTGTAGTCAGCAAAGTCACGATAGACCTTCAGCAGTCTATCCTGCAAAGCCCGGTTAACATTGATTTCAATGTCAGCCATTAACGCTGGTCAGCATCCTGACAGCTGAGCTGCACCCAGCCACTGCCGGGCTTGGTTGTCTTGGCAACGATACGATAAACCCGGCCAGCCCAAGTGACCTTCTTACCAATGGCCATAAAGGACGCAGCAGCTAGGACGGCAGATGTGGCCGGGATTTTGATAACTGTATCAATCTTGTCCATCACCCCACCCAGCTCAAAAGCCGGGGACAGGGTAGCGTCAGCAATCATACAGTCATAGTTGACGGCATTGATTGTCACAGTCTGGCCAGCTTCAGCAGACATAGCCTGTGCGTCAGCCAGCTTCATTGCTGCAAAGTTTGCATCCATCATAGATGCAGCACCGGACAAATGCCACCAGCCTTGCCGTCTGGCTTGGCCTAGGAAGCCTTTGGGCTGGCTGGGGTATGCCCTGCCTAGGCCAGACACAGAAAGACCCCACTAGGGGCTGCCTAGTGGGGTCTGGTGTATCCTGCTTAGTCTAGGCTGGGCTGTCTGTCGTTTCGGCCGTGGTATTCAATAGCCCACTGAGTTGACTCAGTGACCTTGAGCAGACCACACCTAGCGTGACCCCAGCTGCTGTTAGACCCTTCACACATCCACTTCACCACAGCTTCAGCCTGTTCCCTATTTTCATAGAAGGCTAGGTGAAGGTTGTAACCCCTAACCAGCTTGATGGCCGGGAAGGGACAGGGTGGGTGCTTTGGGCTTTGGCGTTTTGTCATTTTGTTTTTTGGTTGGTATCAGCAACCCGGTTGGCCGGGCTGCCAAAGTGAAAGCAGGACTATCAATGAACAGGTGATGGTTAACCATTACAGCTAACCTTCACTGCTCACATCATAGCAAATGGTTTTATTTAGTCAAGCCAATAATTTTACTGCATCCAAAATCTAGACACAAAAAAGCCCCACCATTTCTGGTGAGGCTGCTTGCTGTAAGGAGCTTATCCTTACGCTGTCTTGATACGCTTACCGGCCGTCCCGCGAGCCTTAGAAACCCCGAAACGCATAGTGGCGGTAAGACGCACGATGCCATCAGTGCCCTGCGAACGCAGCACCTGAACGGACAGACCAGAAGGGTCAGTGGCAGTGGAAGACTCGCCCGGGAACATACCGGCATAAGGGGCGGCCATACCAATCGCCAAGGCATCAGCACCACAGGCAAACGCACCAAGGTTCTCACCATTGGCAGGAAGGTCTGTGAATTCAAAGACTTGGAAACCGGCAACAGTGCCAATCAGACCAGAGCTGATAAGGGAAGACTCACCAGCCTGATTGAAGGGAGCTGTCAGGGTGGCATCCTTACGCAACGCACCAGCATAAGCACCATTCACCAGAAGGCAGCGAGGGTCACCGGCCTTAGCGTCATTCAGGTCAGTGTTAAGGTCAACCACCTGAGAGTAGTTGAAGTTGGCGGCAGTGACCACTTCGTTGGCAGAGAAGTTGGCATTGGTGAGGGTAGCACCAATTTCAGCGTGAACCTTCTTCACCAGCTGGTTGATAGCTTCCGGAACGAAAGCCCGGGCAAGGTATTCTTCGCCATACTCGCCAATTTCGTCAGGCGAAAAATCCTTAGTGCTGTGCAGGTGTTTAAGCGTCACGCTGACGGCCGTAAGGTCGGCCGTGTCCGCTTCGTTGTAACCACCATTGGCCTTGGAAAATTCCTTGGCAGCACCACCGGACACAAGGCTGACCTGAATGGTCTTGCCAACAGCGTTGGTGGAAAGGTTGGTGGAGAAAGCGGAAAGGAAGGCCAAGCGACCCTTCAGACCGGGGAGGATGATTTCAGACAGGGCAGCCGGAGCGGCCGAGAATGTGTTAGTAGCCATAGTAGTATTAGGTTAGGTAAAGGTTAGGAAAGGTTAAGAGGGTCAAGGATGGCCTTGTGCTTGCGGAAGAAAGCCTGCTTTTCAGTGCCAGCCTTCATCTTCAGGAAGGTAGCCCAGACGCTCTTGGCATCTGTGACTTCTTCAGTGGCAAGCTTGTCGGCCGGGGAAACATCAACAGGCTTCATCCCAAGATTGGAAATCACCTTGGCAGCTTCCTTGGAAGCAGTCACCTGATTGGCTTGGGCTTCAGCAAGCAGCTTAGCCAGCTCAGCCTTTTCAGTTTCAGCCTGAAGCTTGTGGGCTTCAAACTCAGCCTTGAGCTTGGTGGCTTCTTCAGTGCTGGCCATCTTCTCAGCAGCAAGGGCTTCAAAGGACTTCTGAAGCTCTGTCTTTTCAGCCTGAAGCGTAGTCAGGTTGGAAGCCAGCTTTTCAACCTGAGCTTCCGGGGTGAGGGTGTTGGTTTCGTTATCCATCTTGCCTATGCACCTGAAGTCAAATGGTGACCTTTGTGGCTTGCTTGAAGGCCACAGGTTCAAGCTGCGTCATCAGCACCTTGAAGCTGTCAACAAGCCCGGTAGCCAAGCCCTTCTGGGCAGCTTCCCGGCCAGACATAGAAGCACCGGTCAGGTCAGCGTCAGCAACCAGCTTACGCTTCATCTTCACATTGGCCTTAAAGGTATTGGCTGTGTCCATCACGGACTTTTGCAGGTAGGCTTCCTGTGCAGATGTGATTTGCGTGCCGGGGATGCCAATGCCCTTCAGCTCATCAGACCGGAAGACCTTAACGCTGATGCCCATAGCCTTGGCCTGTTCAGACAAATCCTTTACCACGGCAAAGACCCCTACGCTTCCAACGGAAGCAGAAGGGCTGACCACCACCCGGTCAGCAGCACTGCCAATCCAATAGGCACTGCTGTTCATAGACCCAGCACTGAAGGCAATAGTGGGGACTTTCAGGCCACGGATTTTGGAAGCCAATTCTTCAACCCCATCCACAGTGCCACCATCAGAATCGATGTTGAACACAATTTGCTTGGCGTTGGCGGCAACAGCTTGGTCAATCCAATCATCCAGCACTTCCACATCAGTAGCACCAATGGCTTCAATGGGACTAAGCCCCTTGCCAATCATACCGGCAACCGGGATGACATAGGTGCTGCCAATCTGATAGGGCTTAGGGGACTCACCAAGCCACTTGGTAAGCAGGTCAGTGAAGCCTAGCTTTTCAGTGGTGGCCAGATGCTGTTGGGCAATCTGGTAATCAACAAGGAACACCTTGTGACCTTGGATGGCTTTAATAAGGCTACGCATAATTAAATGATTTAGGAATTATTGTTGGAAGGCTTTTCACCGGCATCCTCATCTTCATCTTCAGTTTCATCTTCCACTTCATTCATTTGTCCGGTTTCCGGATTGGGCATCTGACCCATCTGGACTTCAGCAGCAGTGGGCTTGCCCTGTCCCTGCTGAAGCCAATTGAAGCCGGGCTTGTAAAGAGTCCAAAGCGGGATGCCTTCCTGCTCAGCCAGCTGCATAATAAACTTAAAGTCAGCAGCCCGCTTGGTCATTTCAGTCCGAAGGTCTAGACCACGCTGGGCATAGATTTCAGACATAGACAGAAGGCCAAGCTCCACATCAGCCCGGTCAGAAGCAGCGTCCCGGCCAGCGTCAATGGTCAGACGCTTGGGGGTTGTCCAGCTGACCTTCCACCAATCAGGGCTGTCAGGCA